ATACCAAACCGCAGCAAGCGACCTAGAAAAAGCAGGGCTAAATAGGATCCTGGCGCTGGGGGGACCGGCGAGAGCCGCAAGCGTCCCCCAAGCTGGATCCGGCCCAGGAGCACCGCGAGGAGGAAAAGGGGAGAATCTATATCTCGCCGAAAAACAAGCAGAACAAATACAATCTCAAACAACAGCCAACCTGGCACAAGCTGGAAAAGCAGACCAGGATGCGGAAGCAACTAGGCTGGCAAACGTCGACGCTGCGGGCTACGCAAAATGGCTCGGTGAAAACGAGGACATACGGCGCGTAGGCTACGCCCGGCGTTCGGCAGGCGTAGCCGGGGCCGCCGCGAGCACCGCGCGCGACATAATCAATACACAAAAAATACCGGACTTCATCGCACCCGTTAAAAAGCAGTACTACGATGCAAAAGAGTGGTTCCTCTACGGTGATAGCGATGAGCCTAAGTTCCGGACAAAACGAGGCGGTAGTAATCTCAGAAAGGGGAAAAAATGAGCGAAAGAGTCGTCCGAAAATCATTCCAACGCGTACGGACACCCGTAAAAAAATCAACACATACATCACCAGTCAAACAAGCATTCAAAGACACAGTCAACATCAATAAAATCATGGAAAGATGGAACAAAGGACAACAAATTACACACATCAATCTAAAAACGCCGCTATACGGCGACTTCACACAAGCAGGCGATCTCAAAGAGAGCCTAGAAAGGGTGGCCGAAGCACAAGACAAATTCGACGCTCTACCGGCAGCCGTAAGGCAATGGGCTCAAAACAACCCCGTCACATTTCTCGAAATGGCCGCCGACCCAGAAAATGAACAAGAACTCATAGACTTCGGGATACTTCCCGGAGTCAAATCCAGTCAAATCAGTTCACCTCAACTGGATGGAGTGACACCTGCGCCGGATCCGGCTGCGGCGGAGCCGGAAGTAGAAGTCACTCCAACAGAAAAACAAACCTAAATGCCCAAGGTACACTACGATATAGAGACCGTGGCTCGGGAAATGGAGACGCTCTGTGCTGCTTACTGCAAAGTCAATAACCTGGATCACGACCAGGTGATGCACGAGCTGGCTGAAGCTCGACGTCTCGTAAAGCTGAGAAACAAAATCCGAGCCCAGAAAGAGCAACGCGAAAACCAGGCGCTTCGCCTCGAAAGGCGGCGCCGGAAAGTAGGAGAAGCCCATGGGGTATCGACGTAAGAAAATGTCTCGTAGCAAGAGTAGAAGAAATTTCAGGCGTGGAAGCCGCGTCAAACGTAAGAATAATCGGTCTCGACCGATGCGCGGTGGATGGCGGTTGTAGGGCACCCCGTAAGTGGCCTGCTACACACCGCTACACGCCCACAAGACACCGGGAGGTGGCGTAACCTTCAATCGGGGTCGAGGGTACGTCGACCTCCCGCGTGTCAAGCTCGCGTGCGGCCAATGTATTGGCTGCAGGCTTGAGCGGTCCCGACAATGGGCAACCCGACTCATGCATGAGTCACAACTACATGAAGTAAATAGCTTCATTACACTCACTTACAACAACACACACCTACCGAAGGACGGAGGACTCGATGTCACTCACTGGCAAAAGTTTGCAAAAAGACTCCGAAAACACAGCGGACCCTTCCGCTTTTATCACTGCGGGGAATACGGAGACACAAATCAACGGCCCCACTATCACGCTGCAATCTTCGGACTGGACTTTTCAGGAGATCGTGAAATCTGGGAACAAAAAGAAGACCGGATCACGTACATATCAGAGTCACTGTCCAACGTGTGGGGGCAAGGTTTCTGTACGGTTGGAGACCTAACATGGTCGAGCGCGGCCTACGTCGCGCGGTACATACTCAAAAAACAAAAAGCCGATCAGGAAACCTACATACGCGTCTCGGAGGAATCCGGGGACGCATGGCTGGTAAAGCCTGAGTACACAACCATGAGCCGCCGACCAGGTCTAGGCTCTGGGTGGATCAAAAAATACAAAAGCGACGTCTTCCCTCTCGACTACGTAGTTAACGATAAGGGCCGCAAGATGCGGACCCCAAAATTCTACGATCAATTCCTAACAGACGAGGAAAAAGAAAGCGTCAAAATTAAACGCCGGAAGGCGGCAGAGAAATACTCGTATGACCAATGCCCCGACCGTCTCGCGGTACGCGAACGTGTCCAAAAAGCGCGACAATCGCAGCTTAGGAGAAATCTATGATCCACAAAATTTTCACTGTGTACGACTCAAAAGCAGAGGGCCACCTACAGCCCTTCTTTGCACATACTGTCGGCCTGGCGATACGTTCGTTTACCAAGGCCGCAAAAAACGAGCAACACGATTTCCATCTGTACGCGGGGGACTACACGCTATTCGAAATCGGCGAATACGACGACGAAAAAGCAACGCTTAAAAATCACGATCATCATGTGAACCTGGGCACCGCCCTGGCCTATATTAAGGAACCCAATGGCTCGTAAAAACGTCACCGCAAAGCAGTCGCGATTCGCACAAATTCCTGCACCGCAGATTCAGCGTTCGAGCTTCAATCGCTCGTCATCGCTGAAAACAACCTTCGACGCCGGCTGGCTCATCCCGATTTACGTGGATGAGGTTATACCCGGCGACACCTTTAACATGAAAATGACCACGTTCGGGCGTCTAGCGACGCCCCTACACCCAACGATGGATAACATTTATCTAGACTTCTTCTTCTTCTTCGTCCCAAACAGACTGATTTGGGACAACTGGCAAAAATTCAACGGAGAACAGGACACACCAGGAGACTCAACGGACTTTGAGGTCCCGCAAGTAACGGTCCCCGTCGGGGGCTATGCCGAGGGGACACTGTTCGACTATCTAGGACTCCCGACAAAAGTGGATCCGTACACACACTGCGCGTTCTGGTCACGCGCTTACAACTTCATCTACCAAGAGTGGTTTCGAGACGAAAACCTCGCCGACCAGGTCGTGGTAGACACGGACGATGGGCCGGACGATCCGGCGCAATACGTCCTTCATCGTCGTGGCAAGCGCCACGACTACTTCACCAGCTGCCTACCGTGGCCCCAGAAGGGGCCTGCGGTAGCCCTTCCGCTCGGTATCAGTGCACCGGTCTCAATCACGTCAATGGGGGACGGTCAGCCGAGCTTCGATCAGACGGGAACCGGCTTCACAGACAGTAAACTTCAGGCAACAAGCAACGAGAATATCGAGTCGGTTGCCAGTACGGCGTTCACGAATGTAATCGAGTGGAACGACCCAAAACTGGAAGGTCTGGCAGATCTCACAGGAGCAACGGCAGCAACAATCAACGAGCTACGGCTCGCCTTTCAGATACAACGCCTCTACGAGCGGGACGCTCGAGGAGGCACTCGCTATGTCGAGCTACTGAAATCTCACTTCGGAGTCACAAGCCCAGACTTTAGACTGCAACGCCCCGAGTACCTCGGTGGCGGCCACGCCATGGTTCAGACCTACCCGGTCCCGCAGACCGGGGAAACGTCAATGGACTCACCACAGGGGAACCTGGCGGGCTACGCAACGCTCTCAAGCAGCTCGGGCTTCTCAAAATCCTTCGTGGAACACGGGGTAATCATCGGCCTGGCAAATGGCCGCTCCGATTATCACTATCAGCAGGGTCTGGACCGAATGTTCTCAAGACTCACACGGTGGGACTTTTACTGGCCCACACTCGCCCATCTGGGCGAACAGGAAGTACTCGGAAAAGAAATCTTCCTTGACGGCCTGGCCGGGGACGAGCTCGTCTTTGGCTACCAGGAACGCTACGCGGAATACCGCTACAAGCCGTCAAAAGTAACGGCCCTCTTCAGATCAAACGCAACAGCGTCACTGGACTCCTGGCACCTGGCCCAGGACTTCGTCATACGACCCGCTCTTGACGGGTCGTTCATAGGAGAAGATCCGCCGATCGACAGAATCATCGCGGTACCCGCAGAACCTCACTTCATTCTCGATTGTTTCTTCTCCCTCAAATGCGCTCGCCCCATGCCGGTCTATTCAGTACCGGGCCTTATCGACCATTTCTAAATGGAGGCGTTCATGAACGCTCTAGCAATCACACTAGGAATCTTCATCCTGTGGATTTTCGTCTGGGCGTGCGCTACCACGGTGGATAACAAACCATCCGTCATCGCAGAATGCCCGAATTGCGGGCAATGCGTGGAATGCGAGTCAGCAGTAACCAAATGCCGAGAGGCCGCGATAGACGCGGCCGGAGAAAATAAATAATGGCGGGCGGAGCTGCAGCAGCCGGAGGCGCTAGTCAATTCGCACAAAGCCTCGCCGATTTCGGCATGCAACAAGTTGCAAAAGGCATCGCCGCGAAAGAAGCATCAAAAGCGCGAAAACATCAAATCTATCTACGAGCAACCCAATACCAAACCGCAGCAAGCGACCTAGAAAAAGCAGGGCTAAATAGGATCCTGGCGCTGGGGGGACCGGCGAGAGCCGCAAGCGTCCCCCAAGCTGGATCCGGCCCAGGAGCACCGCGAGGAGGAAAAGGGGAGAATCTATATCT